TGCTACGCGCGGAGAGGACCCTAACGCAAAAACTCGAGAAGATTATATGAAAGAATTTGCTGAGGCCACTGGTGTAAACATTACTGGCAAGGCAGACAAATCACACGCTCTCATGGCCTTTGGCTTAGCGCTTATGCAGAATAAGGCGGGCAAAGGCTTTAATGTAAGTAATATACTTGGCGCGGTGGGAGAAGCTGGCGAAAAAGCCATGCCTGCATTCCAGAAGGCTAAAGACCAGGCTCGCGCAGAACGCATTGCTGCGGGTAAATACGCTTTGGGTGAGGTCAGCAAGGACGAAGCTCAAAGAATCGCATCTGCTGCGGCAGCTAAAGAGCGCGTACAAAAGCTTTTGACAAAGCAGCTTGATTTCTCTAATGAGCGCTTGCTGAAGGAGGCAGAGTGGGCAAACGATAGAGTGTTAAAGAACGCTGAGTTTCGCGCTGAAAAAATAAAACAACAGAACGCAGATGCAAAAGATGCTGGAAAAATAACAGGCAATTGGACAGAAGCCCCTATATTAGGTGCCGAAAAATTAAAAATCAGAAGAGGGTATAGCCCGGCTCAACAAACAGATGTGTTTATTGATGGCGATGGAACCGCGAGAAAATTAGGTGTTGCTTACGGCAATACTTTGCAGGCTCTAGCCGAGGTTGACAACCTTGAGCAATTCTTTACAGACATACAAGAGTCTGGTGAGGGTGCTACCTTTAGAATACTTGGTGATAGAGCAAAGTCATTGGTTGCAAACCTTGGCTTCCCGCCTGAAGATTTATTCAGAGACATTACTTACAAAGATGCTAAAACAGGTGAAACTGTAACGATAAAAGGCATAAGTGCAGAGGCATCTGCTCAAGCTACTCAGGATGCCATTCTTGCTCAGTTTAAAAGGTTCCTTAGTCAGGAAACAGGAAACGGCATTTCAGAGGGTGACTATCAGAGGTTAGCCGCGCTTGTTGGTCAGTTAAGTGCTTTTGGAAACATTAATGAAAACAAAGCAAGGCTTACAGAGCTGAGAGAATTCTTCTACACGCCAAAGCGTCAAATTGAAAATACTCTTGCAGAGCTTGCAGACAGAAACAACTTCATTAATGACAGGGAGTATAATGACGCGGTAACGGCTGTTAACGAAGTTTTAAACAATAGCGTAGGAAACTTGCAAGTGTCCAGAGAAGTGGATGATGACGGTATTATAACTTATGATGTAAGGTCATAAAATGGGCGTTTTAAAAGTTAATCTACCAAACGAAACTTTCAACATTCGTATTGCTGGTGACGAGCCAACAGTTCAAGAACAAATTAAAATAAATGATTTGGTTCGTGAGCGCTCACAAGCCGCGATTGGTGTTGGCCCAGCCGCTCGCACCCGTGCAGCAGCAGACTCTCCTCCTCCAAAAGAAGAACAATTGTTCGACACAGAATCAGGAATCAAAGACGCTGGCCTGCGTGCAAAGCTATCTGCCGCTGAAACAAAGGGCGATGCAGAGGCTCAGTTGCGCGTGCTATATGGCATGACAGAAACCGATTACACGCGAGACAAGCGCGGACGCCTAGCCTTAACGCCTTCTGGTGGCGCAAAGATTGGCGTTGAGCTTGATAGACCCACACTCATTGATGAGGACAAATTCACTCGCTACGACCTTGCTGATTTTGCTGGCGTTGTGCCAGAGATTGTTGGCGGTGTTGGCGGCGGTGTAGGAGGCGCAATCTTAGGTGCGCCTGCGGGTCCTCTTGGTATGTTGCTTGCCAGCGCTATAGGCGCAGGCAGCGGCTCTGCGGCTGGTCAGGCATTAGAAGAAGGCCTTGAGTCTATATTTGGTGTTCAGACCCAGACAGCAGAAGAAGTAAAGAAAGATGTGGCAACAGAGTTTAAAATAGGCTTTTTGTCAGATGTAACTTTAGGTGCATTTGGGCTTCTTGGCAGAGGCGCTGGGAACATGATGCGTGCTGGTAAAGGCTTGACAGATGATGAGCTTGAGATTGCTGCTAAGTCGATTGAAATGGGCATTACTCCCACTTTGAACGCAATCCGCGCTCCGTCCGTTGTAGCTCGCCAGCAAGGTATTGTTGAAAAGATTTTTGGCTCCTCACCACGTTTGAAAAAGAACAATGAGGTTATGCAAAGCAAGCTAGCTGATTATCGCTCTAATTTTGAAAAAGTTAGCGATGAAGAAGCGGGCCGCATCTTAATGGAAGGAGTTGGTGCAAAAGCTAGCAAGCTTGCTGAGTCTCAGGTCGCCGCACAAAAAGCTATTCTGCAATCACTAAGAGGCCTGGGCGATGATATCGGCGCTGCGGCTGAAAAGAATATGGAGCTCGATGAGGACGTATTCAACATTTTAATTAATGCAAGAAATGCGTTTGATACCGAAGTAAAGGCCGCGTTTAAGCCAATTGATGCAGCATTAGATTCCACTGCTGGCTCTGAACAAATATTCGGCATTGGCAACATACGCAAAACAATGGTGGAAATAAGAAGCCAAAACAAGGCCGCTTTAGCCAGCAACAGAACGGCAAGAGAGTTGAATTCCGCTCTTCAGTCCCTCGATACGCTTGGCAAGCAAGGGAATGTATCTTTTTCTGAGCTGTATGAAGCTCGTAAAACTTTAAACGACATATTGGCCCAAGTCCCTTCTGGCGACAGAAAGCAGCGCCTTCTTATAGGAGATTTGATAAACAAAATTGACGTTAAGCTGTCTACAAACAATGTCAAAGCTACGCTTGATACATTACAGGTGCCCGAAGGACTGGATAGAGATTTTCTTCTAAACGCTGCTGAAGCAATTGAGCCAGCTAGAAAGCTTTACAGCGAAGGCGCACAGGTATTTGAAGATATAGAAGCTGCTGGAGTTATTAAGAACCTTGCGGCAAAAGCATCTAACAATCAGCCAATTGGTGTTGATGATGTTGCTATGGACAAAATCATTCGTAACAACAAGCCAAAGGTTTTAGAGCGCACACTTGCCGCTATTGATTTTGCATCTGCAAAGGGCGTAAAGGGAAAGGCGGGTGAGTCTTTAAACAAAGAGGCTTTCAGAGAACAGCTTGCAGGCCAGTGGTTAAATGATGCCCTTTCGACATCAGGTCTAAACTCTATAAATGATTTTGACCCCACTAAATTTAAGCCTGCCGCGTTTGCCAAAGCTGTCAAGGATTTAGGAAAAACAGCAGATGTTTTGTTTGGGAGCAAGGCAGGGGAAGTTCGTAAATTAGCTTCTCAAATGGAAAAGATTGGCATATCAAATTTAAAGCAGGCTGATGTTGATTCAGTTATCGGTCAAATAGGAGAAGAGGCTGATTTAGCTGTTCGCCTAAAAACTCTGACGGACTTACAAAGAGCCGCAAGAGATGAGCAAAGAAGCACCGCTTTACGGGACTTGCAAAGAGGCGACCTGAACCCAACGATGGCGGCTGACCTAATCGCCACAAAGAGCACTACAGCCACAGACATAGCAAAGATTTTTAATGCGTTTGAGGGCGATGAAGCCGCGCTGCAAAAAATACGCGGAAATTATATGGAGCGCCTTATCTCTGACTTTGGAGATACATTAACTACAGACGGCAAGTCTTTAGGCGCTTTTGCAAAAAGACTTTTGGAAGCAAACGAAGGAGGCAAGTTATCCGCTATCTTTGGAAAAGAGATGGGTGATGATATGGCAGAGTTTGCTAAGATATTAGAATTTAACGCCCGCACCGCTCCGGGTGGCGACTTGGTGGCTGCTAATATTGCCGCAAGCCCAATACAAAACCTTGGCAAACTAGCCAAGTTTACAATTGTTGGGCGGCTCTTAACATCGGGACCGTATTACAAGCAAATTGTTCAAGATTACAAAAAGCTATCATCTGGCGAAACAGCAGAGGCCAAAGCCAGATTGCTTGGTAGGCTGATAGCGCAGTCACTAGGCCAGCAAAGCCAAGAGGGCGTGCGTGAAGTAGAGCAGCAAATATCCTCAACAATAGATTCTTCTGGTCTGGGCGAGCAGATACAAAATTTAAGCAGCCAGGTGCAGTCTCAAATTCCGAACAATTCTACGGGTATTGGGCAGGCAGCGATTGTTCCTCCAGCGCCCGCAGCGCAACAATCATCAGTTAGACAACAGGCCGCGCAGAACCCAGCAGTGGCACAGGCCCTCGGTATACGCGGCGCAACAGCCGGACTTTTAGGAAACCCATAATATGAAATCAGCAACGATAGACCAGCTACGTCAGGAGCTTGCTTCTGATGAGGGCTGCAAGTACGAGATATATTTAGACCACCTAAATTTGCCTACGTTTGGCATAGGTCACTTGATTAAAAAAGATGACCCTGAGTACGGCAAGCCTGTGGGAACTGTTATAGAACAAGAGCGCGTGGACAATGTGTTCAAGCTAGACATTGCCGTTACGCTTGAAGACTGCCACCGCCTATATCCAGATTGGAATGATTTGCCAGAAGAGTGTCAGCTTATTATTGCGAACATGATGTTCAACCTTGGCTATCCGCGCTTGTCAAAATTTAAAGGCATGAAGGCTGGCGTAGACGCAAGAGAGTTTAACTCCGCAGCGGACGAGATGGTAGATTCCAAGTGGTATACACAGGTCCCTAATCGCGCACGGCGTTTAGTAACGCGCATGAGAGCATTGTCAGATGATTCCGAAAGTTAGTGCAACCACAAGCCCCGCGCCAATGAAAAAACACTGCCGCCGATGCCCACGTTGTAGTGAGCCATTGAAGACAGTGTATGTACATGGTCATACGCAGTGCGTTAACTGTGACTGCATTATAGATGATTGCTGCCAAGGAGAAACCTGTCAGGCCGCTCCGTCAGCATCGTAATCACAACGCCAGCTTTTAGCTTCATAAGGAAACCTATGGTCGCTAAACACATTGACGCTAAGTTTTGACATTTCAACTGTACGCGCTTTGCATTCCAATAGCTCAGAATACGGCCCCCAATTGTCTTTTAATTCAAAACAATGATTACCGTAGCCGCTACCAACAACAGCGCATACAACAATAATTGCTGTATACATAACTACTCCAATTCTACGACAATTTCCATCTCACTGTGCCTTGGCGTTAACATCTCCAGCTTGCATACAGAGCAAACCATAGAGTCCTCTTCAAGACCGTCAGATTTAAATTGCATTTCCGTTTCACATTTTGGGCACAACCCATATGACATGAGCCGCGCCATTGTACCGTCACCTTCTTGCATCACGCGCCATCTCCCCAAAAAGTTGCACTATTTCAATATTTAGGTCATAATTATATAGCATTGTCAAGAAATAAATTTCACACTTCCAACGGGGGGAAGATGTTAAATCCTTTAGAGGCTGGCAAGCTAGGCGAACACAGGTGTATGGTGCGCCTAATGAGGCTTGGCTACTCTTGCCAAATAGTCAACCTAGATACGGTTGATATAATCATCAATTGGCAAAATGTTTTTCTGCGCGTTCAAGTTAAATCTAGTATTTTAAAAGGAAGAGGCGGGGAGCAAGCCACGCATATGGGGTATCAGTTCGCCACATCCCATAGCGGTAAGAAGAAGCCGTTGACAAAAAAACAGTGCGATATAGTGGCTTTTGTTGCCGTAGAGCCAGAGCGCGTTTTGTTCAAGCCAGTAGAATGCTTAAAAGGTCAGGTGACAAAGCGCGTGTCGCCTACAAAATTTATTAAAGATGATTTGGAGCAGCGGTCTTTGCAGTATTGCCTAGACCGCATTTTTTTGTCCAACTGAGCCAATCCCCATGTTATCGTAATCTTTACCAACCACAGATTTATATTCTTGATTGACCATTCGTGATATTTGTTGGCGAATGTTTCTATCTTCACATTCACAAATCTTGCGTAATTTGTTGTAAGTGCTAATGTCTATTCCTACACTTTTCCATTTAGCTGTATCTGCCATATTAACCTCCGAGGGAACCATATAATGCCATATAATAAGAGATTCTACCAGAAAAACAAGTTCGGTGCAAAAAAGACAGAATTCATGGGAATGAAGTTTGACAGTAAGTGGGAGGCAGAACGCTACGGTCAATTGTGGAAGATGCAAGAGAACAAAGAGATACGCGACCTAGATAGGCAAGTGCGGTTTAACATCATTATTGATGGTCAAAAAATCTGTGCTTACATAGCAGATTATACCTACTACAAGCCCAATAAAGATGGCGTGGATGAATATATTGTTGAGGATGCAAAGGGCGTAGAAACCGATGTTTTCCGCCTAAAAAAGAAACTTATGCTAGCGGTGAATAATATAGATATAAAAATTTCTAAAAAATAATACTTGCAAAGGGGAAAAAGATTTCCTATGTTGTTTTTAACGAAGTCAACTAAGGAGGTCTAAATGACTGATATGTTATCAGTGTCTTCCTCATCATTGTCTGAACTTGATATCTTTAAGCGAGAGCTTGAGGCGACAATTTTGGAAGCACAAGAAAAGGTTAAGCTCATCAAGAGCGAAATCGAATCCAGATATCTTGAGAGAGCTCAAGATAA